TCACTTAGAATTTTTAGTCTCGATTGGCGGCTTGTCGAGAGTGGGTGACACCTTCGTTTTACGATCATAAATCAGTACCTGGCTTTCTGTTTTATGTCCGCTGAACAGTTGTTTATCCCGGCTGCTTCCTTCGTAATCAGAGATACCTTTCGCCTTCAGATCGTGGAACGTACAGTCGAGAACGTACCCCAGTTTTACAGAAGCCTTATTCCTTGCCTCCTCCCATCGGTGGCTGAATCCTCTTTTACTGAACCCGCTACCATGTGAACCCATCAGGACGAATGCTCCTGGATTGCCGGAAATAGAGAATGTTTTTGCGAGTTCGAAAGCCTGTTTAAGCCGGTCTGTCCACTGCTTGATCTGGCTAACATTGTTTTTACCCTGCTGAATGAAGATTCCTTCCGGCGTTACCTGTCGCCACTGCATGCCAAGTACATCAGCCAGGCGGGCAGCGCAAAGATAGGCTATTTCCATTGCTGTACGAACGACATCATCCGCCTCCTTATAGATGGCCTCGTATTCCGCGTCGGTAATGTACCTCCCGCGGGCGACAGCTTTAAATTTACTGACGCCCTGGCAAGGATTCCTTTTAACCATACCCCGCTCAAAACCCCATCTGAAAACACGAGACATGCTACTCATTTCATGATTTGCCTGTGTTTTACTTTGCAAGCCTCGCCTATCCATAAACATCCTGATATCTTCAGTTTTAATTTTATCTGCCGTAATCTTCCCAAATACAGCAAGTAGCTTTTTTTGGTGTTGCAGATAATCTTTCTGCGTCCTTGGTTTCAATTCAAGATAATAGGCACTCTTAAGAAATAACCCCCATAATTTACTGAATGTCATTACGTTGGCCTGTTCATCAATTAATGCCTCATATCTTGCCCATAACTGAGACAAGGGCATTGATACGGGGCCAATTGTGATGCATTCTTTTGAGGTTGGTTTGTAATAGTAACTGTACTTATTTGAATAAACGCGGGGAGGAAGTTTGTTATCCTCCTGGTTTTTTCTTTTTCTTCCCATAATTTAAATAGCATCAAAGTTTGGTTTTTCTTCTTCGTCAGCAACTATTTTTCTGTCTCCGAATAGTGCTGCATTCACATGTGTCCATGTCACGCGAGGCCGGCCGTCCCGACGTTTAACAAACGAAATACCGGATTTAGCTAAAGCCGAGCACTGCTTAGAAGGAAATCGGTATCCGGTCAATTCTATCAGTTCATCGTCGGTCAGGAGATCGTTTTCTCTGGTCATGGTCTTTCCTCATAAGCCGGGCTATTGCGTTGTCAGCTGTATCACAAGCGATATGGATATCGGACTGGGTCAGAGTCCTTTTTCTAACGCTGGCTGATAGCCTGCCAATTTTGATATCGAATTCAGAAAGTAAAACTACACCTGGTTGCCAACGTAGCATTGTGATCTCCGGTTTATTGGTAGACCACAATGCTAGCGGTAGTGATGGGCTATTTCTGATTATGCTTAATCAGGTTTTGTTTCGGTTGGAATGCACCATCCTCACGCGTTATCTTGATATTGCGGGGGAAGTGCATACCGAGTTCACACCGGGCCAGCGCTTCGATAATTGCGTTAGTCCCATCTGGTAACACGATATGAACCGCATCACCTTTTTTCAGAGATAGTCTCAGCATATCAGCGCACCTGCAGTGAACGTTCGCCAATCTCAAGGTGAGCGCCCGGCACTGGATTTAACAGTTCTCCCGGTATCTCTCCGCCATCAGCAGTAATCTGTGCAGCCGCCGCCTGCGAGGATTCGATAGCCTCTTTGATTGCCTTTTTGTCCGGCGTAACCACTGTCTCAACGGTTACCAAATCATCCGGAAGTAAATCGACATTATCGATCACCACGTTGATTGCACCTTTGCGGGCGGTAAAGGTGTTCTTTGCAGTTTTAACGGTATCCTGCCCCGCGGCCAGCAGGCACTGAAGCACATAATTCTTCAGGTTGGTGATCTTACCTTCGAATGACTTTTTACGGGCGGCCAGGCGTTTGGCTTCTTCGTCGCAGGTTTTCGCCAGACCTTCAAGGTTGCGAACATGGACGAATACCGCGTCGAGTTTGTCGCCGAGCTGCAGCTCGAGCCCCTCCATTGTATCGGCGATCATTTCAGCTGACAGACCAGAACCGTCTTCATTTTCCAGAAGCGCCTGGAGTTTAGACATATCAGCAGCAATAGCGATTGCAGTTGTGGAAGTCATTATGCTTTCTCCTCGGCTTTATTCAGTTCTTTGAGACGACCATCTTTAATGGCAATCAGGCGGCGCAGGCGGCCAGAAAGATAGCGTTCATGTTGCTTGTCGCCGTTGGCCTGTGCGGCCTTAATGTGAACATCGATTTCACGTGCGATAGGGGAGAACACACCGTTTATTTCGTTCACTGTTACGCCATGTGCCAGTGTATTGGCGACGCGGGTTAGTTTGTCATCGAACTCCTGACGCAACCGCGCTGCATCTTCGGCGGTTTCGCTGGCGTTCTTAAGATCAAATTCGGCCTTGTTCTTTTGGCGGTACTCCAGATTGTCGTAAAGCCCCATAAATATATCGCCGCTGAATCCGAGGCCGGATAATGCCTTTTTGGTGGCGTCAGTTAGTGATTTTTTAGTAGCTTCGCCGTCGCAGATAGGGCCGTATTTACTGCCGTAAATGTAAGGGGTACATCCGTAGGCGTATTCTTCACCACGAACACCGTTTACCAGGTACCACAGCCTAATTTTTATCACATGGTGTTTTTCAGTTAGGAAGCCACCATTACCATCAGGGATCAGTTCCCATGTATTATTACCGTCAGCTCCTTTTACTGTACGTGTAATTGGTGCGCCATCATCAAAGCGTTCTTCCAGAATATCGATGCCCCAGCCGCTCCCTTTCAAGCCAAACTCACGTGTTGCTACCATCGTTAGGTACGTGCCATTGATCGAGGTGCCGCCGCCGTTCTGCGTAAAGGCTTTAGTAAACCGTTCATCAGTTTTGAAAACTCGTTTCCATAGTTCCAGATTGTCACGTTCTGTTTCCTGCATTTCGTTAATGCTCTGGACGACTTCGGAAGCTTTCGGCAGGTTCTCTTCTCGGTTAATTCGTTCAACAAGCTGATCAACGTCCTGAACGATAGTTTTTACTTTTTCACTCGACTTCTCTTCTGGCCCTGCTCCTTCACCAGAGGCATATACGCCATAGCCCATATCGTTGAGCGTCTCACGCGCCTGTTTGGCCTGGGTATCGGTTACAACCGGCGGCGGCAGTTCCTCTTTTTTGACCACGTTTGAGGCGGTATTTTGCTCCGCTGTCGGTTGTCTTTGTGATGAGCCTTCGTCTTCTTCAAAGCGGCCGTTAGCTTCAAGCCATGAAGTAATATGGCGGCGCAGGCTTTCCGGAAAATGGTAAGTATCTTTCGCCGGAACGTTCTGCACTACGCCGAAAATGCTGGCACGGTCATATTTGAGTATGTTCGGTGTGACATGCAGTGATGCAGACCAACGTTTAAAATCCTCACGATCGTCTGCAATGATTTTCTCCGCGTCGCGAAGGTTGCCTGATAATACTGGCGCGTCGGGAGAGATAGGGAGCAGCGCAACAGCGATCTCCTGATCCAGTGTTGCATAGGTATGTTTATAACCACGCTTTGGCGCGATTTTAACGTTGTTATCAGTGCTGGGGGCATAATTTTGGTCTGGTACCATTTCTTCGCGTTTACCGGGATTTTCAAGCCAGCGTTTTACAAATTGAGAAATAGCCGCTTTACCCGGCATCTGGTTTTCAAAATGGGAGAAGATGCCATGGATCAGATTGTTCAAACCTTCCACGTGCATATGTTTCACTGGTTCGTTATTGTGCAGGGCGCAAAGCACATTGAAATTAAAACGGTCATCCTCTTCTATGGATTCGTCGTGGTTATCCAGATCGTCAAGATAATCTACAACCTGCGAATAGAGCTGGCCGTTTATCTCTAATTTGCTGAAGAGTAATACAGCAGCAAAACGCTCCCTGGGGGATACCGTCATCAGATCGATAACTTCATCGCCTGCCGGCAACTCGGTGGCGCCGTCATCCTGGCTGTTAGCCACCCATTTTTCACCGTCAAAGGTATTTTCCTGGGCGAAATGTTCATCGAACTGGCCGACTGCCGGCAGTGGCTGGCCTTCAATGTGTTCCCACAGCTTAGGTTTGAAATAGTTGTCTCCGTTCGCCGGGTAAGACTCCCAGAGTTTTCCGGTCATAATGCTTTCAGCGACTTTCTTGTTCGGTGCTTCGACGGCGATCGCCAGCTGCACGGCACCGCAGTCTTTGATTGCCGATTTCTTGGGCTCAAATAAGCCGTTGTATATGGTCATTGGTCTTTCCTCTTTGTTGCAGGCGCAGGTCAGGCGCCAGATTTAGCTAGACGGATAGCAACTTTAATCCCGGCTTTTTTCTGTCGAAATGTCGGGAATTTTCCCTTTTCAGCATTAGCGTAAACTGTACCGGTGGTTGGGTAGAACTCGACACGACGAACACCGCCGATAATGGTGATATGCATCGTCCCTGAACCAAAGTCGCTATTATTTTCGTGCTCAAATGCTGATAAGCCAGCATCGATTATTTTTTCGATGAATGGGTTATTTGTCATAGGAACCTCAAAAAGGTAAGTCGCTTTCTTCAATCGGAGAGTGGTCGATACACAGCAGTTGCTGGATCTGGTCTTCAATAACACCCAGCTCCTTCTTAGCTTCGGCAGAGATTTTCTCTTTCTTCGCACGAAGGGCATTAACCTGCATGCCAATAATGTCGATTGGCTCTAAAGCCGGAATGGCAACCTCTACCGTTTTGGTAGTAACGAGGACATACAGATCAGGGTATTGTTGTGACATGTCACAGGTGAATGAGTGATAAGACGTTGGTAGATATGGATTGGTTGTTGCCAGAACGTAGATTGTTACTGGGATGGTAAGCGCTTCCATAGCGACTCCTTGTTGATGTATACTCAGAGCCGATCAGTGTTGATTCTGTCGGCATTGGTCTTTCCTCTCCGTAGGGTTGGTCCCCTACGGAATCTGGGTGGTTTGGTCGCCGCCCGGGGTAACTGGCCCGCCTTGTGCGGGCCTTTTGCCATCTAAAGGGTGCCGGTCTTTCCCGGCTGTCAGGCTGGTTAGGCCCATTGGTCTTTCCTTTTCCGGTCTTCCCCGGTGCCAGAGCTGGTCATGCTCAGGTTGACGCTGGTCAGGCGTTGTACTTCCTCCGGTCTTTCCCTGGCGTCACGTTGTGGGTTTGGCCTCTCCGTTCGGGGACTCAGGCACAACGGTAAAACCGTCACTGTGTTAAAAAAATGCCCGGGGCGCCCGGGCCAAGACTACACACAGCAATTTTTCTCTGGTACCACGCTGGCTACGTGATTCTGTACAACTGGGAGCGCACTCCGCCCTTTGATTTAACAACATCGCCATAACTGATAAAAATGAAGTGCGCTCTCATGTTGTATCCCGGACTCTTCCCGGGAGTCACACCGTACCGCCACGATGGTGAATCGCCTGTCGTGCCTGGACACCTGGCTTGCACATTCCGGCTACCCGCTGGGCTATGTACCAAGGAGCCCCCGGACCGCTTCGACGCATGTGCCATACGCCGATTGCAGTCTTTCCCGCATGTCATCGTACTGTCGGCGACCCGAAGAATTCGCGCCCGTCTTTCCGGGCTGTCAGAACTGTTTCTGAACAACTGCCGCGTGGTTAGTGCGTCGTTGATTGGGGTGATATTAGTTATGCGTATATTATAGGTCAAGATAAAAATAATCGCATCACGAATATTTATTTTATGTTATTGATTAGAAAGAATAAAAAAATCCCGACTATGCGGGATTGATTGGAGGGGGGGAGTTACTGTTTTCTGGTGGCTAAAAGTTCTTCAAATAGACGATCGAATCCTGATACTTTTTCTTTTAATTCAGTTAGATGTCTTTCTTTTTCGCTTTGCGGTAGTCTTTCGTAAAGCTCTATCAATTCAGCATCTTCTGGTTTAAGTAGCCGCCAACCAGCAGCGGAATAATCCTGAACATACGCTCCTGTTTTCCGTACGTAGTTCATTAACTCAGCAAGATCAGGGCGAATATCTTCTGGTTTAACCCCCAACAATGCAGAAAACTTCAATGTTGCATCGGTATTGAGGGGGATGCTGCCATTTAAATACTGGCTAACTGTTGCCTGAGTACTAAAGCCGAGTGCATCCGCCGCCTTTTCCTGAGTCAGACGTAAAGTTACTTTTTTCTCGTTCCATATGTCCCGCAGCCTTTGTGCTGCGTCAGCTTCAGCTGCATCAAGCGTTTTCTTTCTCATGGCATTCATATTATTCGCAAAAGTAATTTACTCCCAATCGTGTAGCTATTGACACTTTTGTATTCGTGATACTAATATTCATGTGTCACATATACCGAGGAAGACATATGGATCTCAAAAACTATCTGAAGACCTCTGGCGTGCGCCAGCAGGACTTTGCTCAATTGGTCGGTGAATCACAGGGGTATGTAAGTCGTGTCGCCTCTGGTAAATGCCTGCTTGGGGCTGCAACGGCCTTGAAATGGGCTGCGGCCACCGGGTATCAGGTAACACCACATGACCTGCTACCAAACATTTATCGGAAACCTACCGATGGCATCCCCGAACAGAACGCAGCTTAACAACTGGTGTGATCTAAATCTGATTACGCTTAATCAATTTTCAGCGACAGGAGACGCGAAGTGGAAAACATCGAGGAACTGAAGCGAGAGATATTCAGCTGGGCGGCAGAAAGTGGGCAGGAGCTGGTTGCCATCGAGATAAGCCGTATGTGGTTTCGTCTCGGTGGTAACACCGGCGTGCTGAAACTGCACCAGATTGAAGATGCAGATGGAAAAGCAGACTGGCGAGCCATCAACAACAACCGCCAGCAGATTTTTCGCTGGCTGCGTGGAGAAACTAAAGCGGCCAGAACCAAAACCCAAGCGCTGGCCAAGGCGATGGAAGCGGCACTGCCGGCGGAACGTTACGCACGCCTGGACATGTCAACACAGTATTTGATCTGTGTTGCCATACGCGAGTTTGCGGCAGCCATTATCGCGTTATTGCTCGAAGCCAGAGACGGCCCGCAGCAAGTTGCGAAGGCATTGCAAGCGATGAGAGAAACACAGCGCCTGACCAGCGTTTAACCTGTACCGAGGAAAGACCAATGAGAACACAAGACCGCATCACCTGGCGGAACGGGTTTCGCCGGAACGGGGTGCAAGTCCCGATGGAAGATATCGAATCGATTTTCGAGGAACGTCGCGCTGCTGCGCTGACTATCTGGGAACGCTATGAGCTGCGCAAGGCAGAACTACAGGAAGCGGGCCTCACCCAGAAAGAATACGAAATCGCCTGCCGTCAGCTGGCTGACTCGCTGGGGATCTGACGATGAATATTTTGCCATTACTCGATAGGCCGATCGCCTTCCAGCGCAGTTTTATTCGCCTGGATATTGGCGTGACGGCTGCGCTGTTTCTGTCGCAAATGATCTATTGGACTAACCGTTCCGACGATGACGGATGGGTATATAAAACTCAGGAAGAATGGGAAGAAGAAACGGGTCTTTCCCGCTATGAGCAGGAGGGCGCACGCAAGAAACTTCGCTCAATTGGTGTACTACAGGAAAAAAAGAAAGGTGTACCTGCTCGGCTTTTCTACAAGGTTGATAATGATGTTTTATTTCAAGCTCTTGTAGCCGCAAACAAGGATGCGGAAAAACCACATACTGGAATGCGGAAAACCACCAAACAAGTCAGGGGAAAACCAGCAAACTTTCTTACAGAGAATACTACAGAGAATATAGATCCCCCTAACCCCCTGGAGGGGGAAGGCGTTGAATTAATTCTTTCCGATGCACAAAAAGCGCTGGATTTTTACAACGAGAAAACGGGCACCCGCTGCCGAGACCTGAAACCGTTTGTGATGATGCTGACTCCTATCACCACTCGGGAAGGGTACACCCTGGACGAACTGCAGTTGGTTATCCGCTGGGTGCTGGCCACATGGCGCCGCCGCGGCGATAGCCTGCCGAAGCCTGCGAACATCTGCCGGATAAACCGCTTTGATGGCTATCTTGCCGACGCTGAGGCATGGGCTGTTTTGGAGGCGAATATCGACCCGGAAGCCGTCATGAACGGCTACAACGAAATTTTTGCTGACGTTCTGCCTGCTGCTGAACTGGATGCCGACCGCCGCCGGATGATCACCCGCCTAGCTGCTCACATGAAAAATAAAACTACCGGTGCATTCCTGGGGTACTTCGAAAAATTCCGCGCTGATGCTCCTGATTTTTATTTCGGTACAGATGGCGGATGGCGAGCCAGCTTTGACTACCTGATGAAACCAGAAACGTTACGTAATACCCGGGAAGGTTCGTTATGACTCCGCAGGAACTGGAAGCTTGTGTGCTGGCTGGCCTGCTAAATGGCGGCGCCAGTCCGGACGCATTCGATGTGATCGCCTCTACGCCTGAAGAATCTTTCAGCATCGGGTTTCACCGTCGCGCGTTCTCCGAAATTAAAAAACAGGCGCTGGCGAACGGCCTGATCGACATGCTGTTTGTCAGTGAAGCGCTGGGCGGTAGTAGCCTGGCTGATTTATCAGAAATTACACGTATGCCTGCCACGGTACCGAACCTGAAGGGTTACGCCGGCAAAATGGTTAAGGCGTGGCGCAGCCGCCGTATGGCCGAATTACTGCAGCAGGGCGCTGATGGCATCCGGCAGGCAAACAACCAGGAACAGCGCGATCAGGTTGTTGAAACTGCCGTGGCGCAGCTGCTGGACATGACCGGCGACACTGGCGACGTGCAGCCGGTACACATGAGCGAATTATTGCCTGTGTACATGGAAACCATGCAGAAACGCATGGACGGCGAAGAGGGCACCCGAAATTTAAAGACCGGGATCGACGAACTGGACGATGCCACTGGCGGTATTAACCTGCAGGATTTGATTGTTGTCGCTGGCCGTCCTGGCATGGGTAAAACGGAATTTGCGCTGAAGATTGTCGATGGCGTTACCGCTGCCGGCGGTGGAGCTCTGATATTCAGTATGGAAATGGCTGCTGCGCAAATCGTAGAACGCTCTCTGGCGGGCTCTGGCAACATGTCGGTGTCGCGCCTGCGTAATCCCCTCGATATGCAGGATGAGGACTGGGCGCGCTTTACAGCTGCCATGGAGACCATGAACGGGCGCGATATCTGGATCGTCGATGCTACCGATCTGACGATTGAGCAAATCCGGGCTGTTGCAGAGACGCATAAGCGCCGCTATCCGCATCTGGCGATGATCGTTGTTGATTACCTTGGCCTGATTAAAAAACCGAAGGCAGAACGTAACGACCTGGCGATCGCCCACATTTCCCGAAACCTTAAAACTATGGCTATGCGTCTGCATACGCCGACATTCGCGCTTAGCCAGCTTTCGCGCGCCGTGGATTCCCGTCCGGCGGGCCAGCGTCGCCCGGTTATGTCAGACCTCCGCGACTCCGGTTCTATCGAGCAGGATGCCGACAGCATCATGTTCCTGTACCGCGATGAAGTCTACAACCCTGAAAGTCCGGCGGCGGGGATCGCCGAAATCATCCTGGGGAAAAGTCGATTCAGTGCTGCTGGTGCCGTTATCTATCAGGAGTTTAAAAACGGTCACTTCCTGCACGTTGATCAGCATGTCGGCAAAGAGAAAACACGCATTCAGTTGGAGGCAGCAAAACCACGAAAACAACCGCGTAGATATTCAGATAAGTACAACACCGATACATTTTAACTGCGCCTGACCAGCGCAATATAACCGAGGAAAGACCTATGACCACGAATTTAAATTACCCAAAACCAGTTAATCCAGACGATGGCTGTAACTGGATCCCCGTGATTCTGTGGCGCATGAACGCCGGCGCCCGTGCGCGTAGCCGTTCTGTGTTCGTCGCTGCCCCGCGGCCAGTACCAGTTCCGGGGCTCACCCCGAAAAAGCCGGTAAAACGTGAAACTGCTGCGCCCGCTGTATCTAGCCGCCGTCGTAAAACACATGTCGGCACCGTGATTTATTACAAGGGTGAAAAAACTGTACGGCTCAGCGAGGGTGCTACCGTCTGGTCTGCTGGACCTAATGAGCATTTTGATAAAAAAACTGGCCAGCGTGTCGGCAGCATTGGCCGGCATCGCCTGCTGCTGGAGAGTATTAAACCCCTGAATAGCACCATCGATGAAGTTTCCGCCCAGCAGTTGGTTGCGCTGATGAAGGGTAAAACACTGTCGTATCAGAACATTCTTTCAGCCATCAAAAAACATCATCCTGATGCTGAGATCACCTTACGTGATCTGCAAAAACGTATCTCGACAATGCTCGCATCGAATCACGTCGGAATTATTCGGCATGACGACATGCCAGTGCCGCATTTCACACTGACTAGCGTGGATCCCCGCTATTACGCCAACTCAGAAAAAACGAGGGCATGAGGCATGGCCGGGCAATCAGATTATCTGCCGCCCGGCTTACCGCTCAATCACGCCAAATGGCCGCAGGAGTGCCAGATCAAAGAGCACTACGACATGCGGGCTGCGGCACTCATCCGTCAGCTGTTCGAGAAGAAAGTTACTCGTCAGTTCATTGTTGAGTCGATTGCAGCGACGCCGGAAAGCTACCGGGAATTTTTCAAAGCGAGATTAAATTTTTGGCGGGAGAAGAGAGCATGAAACAGTTTCTAAACATCGGTTTGATGGGAGTTCATAAAAATGGCTAAAAACTCGATCGACGCGTATGGCGCCAGCGGCAAAACCAACGTTCTGATGTTCGAGCCGGAAAAGCTGCATCTGGTTACCGACAAAACCCATCTTCTCTATGATGAACGTATTAACCTGCCGATCGACGAAGGGATGGTTCTGAACATCAACGAGCTGGGTGTACTGGAGCCGATTATCGTCTGGAAAGACCCTGAAACTGGGCTCACCTGCGTAGTTGTTGGCCGTCAGCGCGTTAAACATACCCTGGAGGCAAATAAACTCCGTCTGAAAGAAGGCAAAGAGCCACTGCTTGTTCCTGGAGTCGTTAAGCGCGGATCAGCAAATCAGATGGCTAAATACATGGTCAGCGAAAACGAAATTCGCCGACCTGATACACCGCTTGGCCGGGCTAAAAAAATGTCAGACGCGCTCGACCGCGGGCTCGATGAGGACGACATTGCTGTGTTGTTTGGCTGCAGCGTTCAGACCGTTCGCGCAACGCTCTCCCTCCTCGATGCTACTCAGGCCGTCAGGGACGCGGTGGAATCTGGCACAGTCACCGTTACCCAGGCGCGTCAGCTGGCATCGCTTAAACCAGAAGAGCAGCGGGAGAAGATCTCTGAAATCGAAGCGGCAACTGCTGGCACAACCGGCCATGAAAAAGCCCGGCGTCAGCGCGCTGTGCTTGGCGAAACTAAGCCACGTCTCAAATCACGCAAAGAAATCACAAAAGCCCTCGAAGGTGCCAGCGGTGAATACGCTGAAGCACTGCGCTGGGTGCTTGGGGAGGCTCAATGAACTTTGAACCTGAAAATTATAGCCGGCGCGCTCTGCTCTGGTTCGCAGCTGTGATCGACATTGCCGGTTGGGTCGCTGTTATCGTCGTGACCTGGGGGATCTGCAAACTGATTGAGTGGTGGACGGCATGACCGAGCAAACCATTCTCGACATGTGCTGCGGCTCCCGCATGTTCTGGTTCGACAAACAGGACTCGCGTGCAGTGTTCATGCCTATCGAATACCAGGACGATGGTTCGATTGTTTATGCCTTAGGTGGCATCGAAGGGGAAGTGTTATTCGAGGAGGCAAGTAATGACTGATATCACCGAACTGACAGTGGAAAAACTCGAAGAAATCCGTCAGCGTTACCGCCCAACTGAGGTTCCTAAATGCCATATTTGCGGCGCCGAAATGACAATTCAGCGTATGTCGGCAAGCCGCATTACTTATGGCTGTAGTGGCGCTACCTATGATGAAACTGGTTGCCATTACGCACCAGGTCGCAGCATTGCCGATGAACATTACGTAGAGTCGCGCATAACGGTAGTTGATGTCAGTGATCCTGACGTTTTGGCTATGGTAGAGGCATTGGAGAAGACACAGTCATCGCCGGTAAATGGTATTTACCCAGCATCCGGACAAGACAGCTCAGTAGAGGTTCGTTTTGTTGCGCCTCCCGGTTACGTGATTGTGCCGAAGGATGTCTCACCGGAGCAGTTAAGAGCTTTTCAACTAAATACTAAAATTGGTGCTTATGTAACCGCTAATTGGTCTGATGCTTATGATTCTCTGCGTGAATTGTGGGATGTGGCAATCGCACACTGTCCGAAAATCAAGACGATGGATTAAAAATTAATTTTCTTCTCAAATTACAGGTAGTTTTTCATCCTTATATGTATCGATTATAGTTAAAGAGGTTTTATGTGAGGTGCATAGGAATGGCAAATACTAATGATCATGGGTTGTCGAGAACAATTCCTGAAGGTGTCAAAAGAGAAGTCAGGCAGAGATGTGGTTTCGGTTGCGTAATATGTGGCGTTGGTTTTTATGATTATGAGCATTTTGCACCTGATTTTGTAGATGCTACAGAGCATAATCCTGATGGGATGACTTTATTGTGCCCTAGATGCAACCAAAGCCGAGCCCGAGGAAGGTTGTCTCGAGAGACTGTAGCCCAAGCTAATCAAAATCCAGTTTGTATTAGGAATGGGCACGCTAATGAAATGTTTGACTTTCATAGTGACCCGATTGAAGTCGTATTTGCGGGGGTCACTTTCTATGATTGTGCTCATTTGATTATGGTTAATGGACGTTCTTTGCTATCTGTTCGTCCACCTCAGGAAGTTAGTTCACCAATGCTGCTTTCGGGGGTGTTTTGTGACTCTGTCGGAAGAGATGCCCTTGTTATTAATGATAATGAATGGTCTGTAAGTACAGGAAATTGGGATGTTGAGTGTATTGGTCCTAGGATAACAATACGTAGTGGGCCTGGTAACATAATCCTCGTTTTAAAATTAAATCCTCCGCATGGTATTATCGTTGAGCGCCTTGACATGTTGTTTGAGGGCGTTAGATTCAGAGGTAATGATCAAACTCTTGAAACTTGCATGGATGGCATTCATTGGCAGAGATGGTTCGGTTGTAGTATGAGCCATTGTCATGTAGGAATCTGTATCGAAACACAGTCGAAAGCCGCAAATGATCCGTGTTGGAATGTTGGCTAATCCCCCGCAAAGCCGCGCGATGAGCGCGGCATACGAACAAACCATACGACGTTTATCCTATCAAACAATTACATCATCCACATCGTAGCCTAGCTTTATTAGCTGCTCTCGACCCTCGCGAGCAATGGCTATGGAGCTATGTACACCTATGATAATGTTATTGATTTCACCAGCAGATGAAGTTGTGCTTGTATGAATATAAAATCTAATTGGATTCCAAATGTAATTAATTTGTTCTTCAGGTTTTGGGCCATACTTTTCGTTCAATTTTTTCTCAACATTTGCGCAATTTGATTCTAAGATAGACGCTTTGGACTTAGAAAATACCCCCTTAACAGCAAACATCTCATCCCTACCATTAATCATATAACCCCCGCTATGAAGAAAATGACATCGAAACATTTAAGAAAATCTAAGACGAGTAAAAAGTATAGCATAAGGGCGGAAAGTGGGTGGCGCGCTGCGGCAGTACGGTGTCACCTCCGTCGCTGAAGCGCTAGTGAGGGCTCATTTGCCTGAATGTGCTAGGCTCGGGAGGCCACATAATGGCTAAGTCATCAGCAGAAAGAAAGGCCGCGCAGCGAGCGCTGCAGTCTGCCGGTGGAATCATGTCCATGCGCCGGCGATTCGCAACGTTGGTTAACGTGAGGGTGGCACGAAACTAAACTGTCAGCATAGCGATCAACCACACCAGATAAAAACGAACCGTCATAAATGGCAGTTTTCTTTTAAATTCAAACTGATAATTTTGTTTTTATTGATTTTTTTTTAACGACTTAGACCCTTAACAGTTTGCGCTTGCTGTCAGTTGGTAGTATATATACTGTAAATTTATACAGTATTTGTTGAGGGAGAGGTAGTGGTTGATAAGAAAGACGCAGGAGACCTTCTCCCCGACGATGGCGATGTACTGATAACGTGTGAAAATGGGAAGATCAAGAAGACCAGAATAGTCCACTCTGATGAGCATGTGGCGACACTTAACGCGTTGTTTGAGTTAGCTAAATTGACTGGTTACACCATTATCAAACCAGACGGTACTATGCTATAATTCCCCTGTTGGCCTGAACACCCAACACAATGTAATTCTGAACAATTGCTGCGCTAAAGGGGAACCCAATGGCGCAGTATTCATTTATAAAATCAGCAGGCGATGTATTAATCCCTGCATCTCCAGACGCCCGCGAGTTTGTGAAGAAAATTCGCCTGGGGGCAGTCCTTTACTCTGATTTTAAGCAGGCAAGAAACCCGGCATTTCACCGCAAATTTTTTGCCCTCCTGAATCTGGGATTTGATTACTGGCAACCTTCCGGCGGTGCAATATCGCCAGCCGATAAAAAACTGGTTCGTGGTTACGTGCAACTGGTGGCCCACTATGCCGGGCATGGCGACACATTGCAGGAACTGGCGGATCAATATCTTCGCGATGAGGCGGAAAAACGCGCCGGGAATATCAGCGCTGTTAAATCATTCGAGGCGTTTCGTGCTTGGGTAACCATCGAAGCTGGTTTTTATAACGAATATCAGATGCCTGATGGCACTATCCGCAAAGAGCCAAAGTCCATATCGTTCGCCAAAATGGACGACCTTGAATTCTCCCAGCTTTATAAGTCAGTCCTCGACGTTCTCTGGAACTTCATTCTGTTCCGCACTTTCCCAACACAGCAGGCCGCAGAAAATGCAGCCTCTCAGCTTTTCAGTTATGCGGCCTGAGGTCACCACCATGACTAAAGACGATAAAGACTGGCTGTCAGACGTAGCCGAACTGGGTTGCATTGTCTGTCGCAATCTCGGTTTCGGTTCCACTCCGGCAGAAATTCACCACATCCGAACCGGGCAGGGCGCCGGCCAGCGCGCAAATCACAAAAGAACCTTGCCTCTTTGCCCTGCACATCACCGCACTGGCGGTTTTGGCGTGGCAATTCATGCCGGACAAAAGACATGGGAGGGCAAATACGGTACCGAACTGGAGTTGCTCGATCAGGTGACGACTGAAGTGAAGGTATTGCGCCTATGTCGGGTTTAACCAGAAAAAAAATTGCGGTGCTTGAGCTTATTCGCACCTGTTCGGAAGGGGTAACTTCTGCCGAAGTGATGTATTCGCTCGGTATGTCACGCAGCACTGTATTTTTTATTTTGGACAGTCTGCTTAAAGACAATCTTATATTCCGCGCCCACAACGAAACAGGACGAAATTCACGTCGCATTTATTTCCCAACGGCAGAGCTGGCGGAGAAGTTTTCTGGAAACAAAATCCCTATGAGCAAACGTGAAAGCTTTTTCGACTCCTGCCGGCGCCACAGCAAAAACTACATGATCACTCTGCTGCTGCGGAGTGCACGACAACCACCGAAAGAGGAAAACCAATGAGTGAAGCTAAACCGCAGGACGGCAGCACAGTAAATGGCTACCGCACATTAACCGCTGGCGACATTGAGCGCATGAACCGCCTTAAAGGCGTCAGCCGCCACTTCTGTAGTTTGCTTGATACCGAGCGAGGTGAATTGTTGGCTGTCCGTAATGGCCCGGCAATGTTAAGCGCTGAGCAGGCTCGGGAGATTGATGAAGCTATGCGCAGCTTGGCAATCGCGCGCACCAAAATGCAGGAAGCCTGCATGTGGGCATGCCGCGCAGTTGCCCGCCCTGATGCAGACTGCTAACAAATCCGGAGATCAAGAGGCCATTTCAGTTGGTGGCCTCACTGCAAGCAGCATGAAAGGAGAAACCAATGATCACCCTTAATGACGAAGAAGCTGAAAAACTCCTGGAGCTGATGAAAGCCCGCTTTCTTAAAGCGCACCTGAATACAGCCATGTATGGCGCAGCTGCTTACGCGAACGGCAATTCTGACCGTGTAATTTTACGCGCAGTAAAAAACGGCGACGCCCCAGAACTGAAAATCCTGATGATCGCTATGGGCCTCATCCCTGAAGAGGAAGACAACAGTGAAAAAACTGCATGAGTTAGACACCAGTATTCAGGTGGAGATCGTCAAAAGTGCTGGCGCTGTTCTGGCTAAAAATTTTGGCTGGCCCGGCGGTTCGGACGGAACGCAGGCAGCTAAAGACATTGTCACATCTGTCGTGGATGCATTCCTGTCGCTTTACCAGGAAGAAAAACCACACGATGAAAAAATTGAAGAGCCAAAAAGCGATACCGAAGAAATTCAGCAGAAACGGAAATACACCCGTCGTAACACGGAGTAATGAGATATGGCAGCGCCAAAGGGCAATAAATTCTGGCTGGCACGCAGCAAGCACGGGAGAAACCCAAAGTTCTCTGATCCTGAAAAGCTGTGGGATGCCTGCTGTGAATATTTCGACTGGGTGGAAAAACACCCTCTGTGGGAAACCAAAGCATTTAGTTTTCAGGGGGCAATCACTAAAGCCAGACTCCCGAAAATGCGTGCTATGACGCTTAGTGGCTTGTTTCTGTTCCTCGATATTGACCGGAAGACGTGGGAAGCATACGCGAAGAAAAAAGATTTACTCCCGATCACTACGCGAGTGGAAGACCTCATCTACCCGGCTCCAGCTACAGTCCTCAGCTGACGCACATGAGTTTGACGAAATGAAGCGTTATCACCAAGGACAATTTGAAGGGCGATTGGATCTTGGTATTGCTGATGCTCAGACCTATTGGAAAGAGCCAATTCTATATAACACTGCGGTTGAAAAAGTAGATAACGCGATCGATACATATTCAGCTGCAAATGGTTGGTCTGCAGAACAGACTGCCGCCATGAAGAAAGATACCCAGCAAAAAATGGCATTATCAGCCACTCAGGCAAATATTGCTGAGCGGACCAAAGGCATGATGAATGCCGATGGAACGTTGAATGCCTATGACGGGACGATCGATCCTGACCAACTGGCAACAGCAGCGTTTTATCAGGAAAGCCGCCTGAGCCAGTTTGATGCCAGTGGCCAGCCACTCACCTCTAAAAAGGGCGCTGTAGGAATCGCTCAGGTGATGAAAGATACCGGACCTGAGGCGGCTCGGGCTGCTGGATTACCATGGGATGAAGAGCGCTGGCGCAACGACCCCGCATATAATTTGGCATTAGGCAAAGCGTACCTCAATAAGCAACTTAAAGCATTTGTGGGAAATAATGTTCTGGCTTTGGCTGCTTATAATGCTGGCCCCGGGAAGGTTAATGAATGGATATCAAAATATGGTGATCCGAGAACAGGGGCCATCACGAACGAAGACTTTATTCGGTCAATTCCATTCCAGGAAACGCAGAGTTACGTTACAAAAATAATGGACTCAGTGCCATCAGTACCCAAAACAGCAACGATGGCAGCCATTACTGATACCCCATATTTTCACCAATTATCACCGCAGGCTCAGTCCAGCGCATTATCAGGTATGGCTGAGATACTGAATAAGCAGCGTCAGGCAAGCCGGGTTGTTCTTGATGGCGTTGTGAATGACGCCAGCGCCGCTCTGCGTAACGGCCAACAACCTCAGGTTATGCCATCACGAAACCAGCTGATATCCACTTATGGACTTGTACAGGGTGGACAGCTATACACGCAATTACAGAATGATGAGGCATTTGGTAATAACGTCAAGCTGGTGAAAAATATCCCTCCGGCACAACAGCAACAATTACTGGAACAGGCGAAACCAGAAACTGGTCCCAATTATGCGGAGCGGCTCAAAAATTATGAACAATTGCAATCCGCTATTAGTGCTGTAAATAGTGCCAGGAATGCTGATCCTGTTGCGTTTGGTATAAAAGAAGGGGCAGTAGGGCAGATTGACTTCACAGACTTGAATAGTCTGCAAAGTTCAATGCAGGCACGAGCTGTGCAGGCGGGAAGAATATCGCAACAGTATGGTACTCCGCCGACACTACTAACAAAAGCTGAGGCAAAACAGTTTTCTACTATGCTATCGCAGTCAGCACCAGGCGATGCGCTTACTCTTCTACAGGCAGTTGGGCGATCCCTCCCGCCGCAGGGTGTATCGATGTTCCAGGCCCAGTTGGGAGAGAATAACCCGACTTATGGGGCATTAGCAGGAATACTGGCTGCGCCAGATAATTATTTAAACACAAGAAGCGGGATTGGTTCCTATGTTGATTATCCACTAACGGTTGATAAATATATTGCATCAGAAAGGATCCTTCAGGGGTACAGAGCCCTATCCCCAAGCGCCCAGGATAAAAAATCTGGAGTAACTCCAATCACGATACCTTCAGATCAAAAAATGCAGGAGTCATTTAATGATTTGGCCGGAGATGCATTCCCCATGTCATCACAAGAAAGACAGAGGGCATATGGATTATTCAAGTCCGCATATGCAGGCGAACTGCTAAATAACCCTGATTTAGACAGCGGGGATCGTGCTGACGCGGCGAAAAGTGTCGACGATAAAATTGCAGGAAAAGCAATTTTGTACGCAACTGGTGGTGTATTGAAATATCGCGGTACAGATGTCGTGGCACCTTATGGTATGGGTGAGGATGATTTCACGTCAAAAATGGATAACGCAAGGGCCGAAGCATTTAAGGGGCTTGGCTCCCCGTCTAATTTCGCCCCTGTAAAACTCCCATCTGGTCGATACGGTTTCCGCATCGGCAATAGGTTAGCCACAAAAGATGGTCAGGTTATCACCGTGGAGATTAACTGATGAATTTATCTAACCTCGATCAGCAGGATGCAAACTTCGTCGGCCAGTCGGGATTTACGGAAGCGACCCAGGCAGACTATCAACCGGGGATATTGGATGATTCTGGCGAAGCGCTAATGAGCGGTATTGAGTCAGGCGCCTCTATCGCAACTCAAAGTGGCCTAAAGGGTGTCATCGCCTCCAATATGCAGCAGTTCACGATGTTACATCCAGAAGAGTCTGAGGCTATTCAAAAGCCGGTAAATCAGGCTATCGATACATCGTTTACCAGTTTCAGAAAGGGTATAGCACCGGATGTTGAAACAACCGGGAAAGCGGGGCAGATTCTTTTCGGGCTAGGCCAGTACTTTCCCGCACTGGCCGGCGCAGTGGTTAACCCGGTTCTTGGTGCTGGTGTGGCGCAACAGATCTCCCAGACAGCCACAACTGAAGAACTGACGGGTAAGGGAGTGTCCCAGCAGGATGCGGAAGATATCGCGTTGCCTAAGTCGTTTGTTGATGCTGCGGGCTTTCTTCTTCCCGCAGCGGTCGGCGGTCGCCTCGTGACGAGAATCGCCAGCGGTGCGGGTATCAATATGGCTGCAGGTGCAGCTTCGCGGGAAGTTACTAACCTGATGCTGCAGGATAAGAACTACGCCGCTGTTGCCGAACAGTATAAAGCCTGGGATGGTGAGGCGATGGTTGTCGATGGCATTCTTGGCGCCGCTTTCGGCGGTATCCACCACCTGACATCAAGAGTCAGTGATGCGACCACAGATACGGCTGATCCCATACCGATGGAAAGCGAGCAAACCAGACAGAGCGGTATTGATTCTGTTCAGCAAACAACTGCTGGATCAGGTGTGGATACAGCGCGGGAAGTATCTGGACCGGCCGCACCGGGCGATGCTCCGCTTGTTGTAGATGAAACCAGCGGTGCTTACAGAACCTGGTTAGATGGTGTGCGTAGTGATGCCAGCCAGCTCATCAGCCGAGGCGATCGAAAACTCCTGGCTGGAGAAATTCATCGGGCCGAATATGCATTATCTCAGATATTGGAACAGCGTCAGGCATTACGTGATCAAAGAGTGGGAAACAGCAGTAGTCGACGAATTCGAAACAGAGATATCGCTTCACTGGATCGACAGGCGCAGGAAATAAATAACCGTATTGAACCGCTCCGCCAGGCACTGGCTGATAACAGCCCTGGGGGCCGATTTTATGATGCACGGGCAAATTTATCCCGCATAGAGCAGGGAATAATACCTGATGGTGCCCCAGTCAGGCAGAGCGACATAGATGCAGCTCTGGCTATGAACGAAGCTCATAACCACGATGTAGCAGCTTCACCTGTTCTGCATGGTACACCAGAAAGCATGGATGCCCACTACCGGGCAATGGGTGATGCGGCGGAGTCTATCGCCCGCGGCGATCCTGTTGACGTATTGGCGCACGTTGATTCTTTCGATGGACATATCCGGCCGGAAGCGTTCAACGATAGTGCCCGTCCAGAAATGGAATCGGCATTGCATGAAAACGATATCGGCACCGCAGAGCCTGTGCGTAACCGCCAGCTGCAACCATCTCCTGAAGAAGGCGAAACTCAGTTTGCGCAGTTTCTGGCTGATGAGGGGAGTGTCGATCCGGATACAGGCGTTAATTTGGGCAATAGTTATGAGCTGGCGACCGCCAGCCGTTTAGCGGAAGAAATACCGGATTTAACCGTTGAGCACCCGGATACCGGGCAGCATGTCAAGCTTTCGGATCTGATGGATGAGTACAACGACAAAATCGCAACCAGCCAGGATTCAGCAAACGTCTTCCCGTTTGTCGCGTCCTGCATGCTAAGGAATCATGAATAATGAAACAACAATGTATTGATGCCATTACCCGCGCCATCGGTCGCAAGCCTCTCGCTGACGAAATTCGCAACATTGAGCAGGGCATCAATGATGCCGTGCGTACTATTCGGGGTAAGAATGCTCAATCCGGAACGGTAATGCCGGATTCTCAGGTATACGCAGAAGCTGCAAAACTTGCCGGTCAACGCGCCGTCCACAGTATTTATAAAAAGCGCCAGCGCATTGCGCAGGATGCTATTGCACGGGCCAACCTTATCAACGAGCTGAAGAACCAGGTTCCTGAGAGTGAGTTAACTCCAGAGTATCTGGCTCAGGCTATTTTCATGGGGCGCACCCGTAGCTCGAAGAACTTAGACATTGTCTCGGCGGAAGAGATATCGCTTGGTGCACTGCAGGACTGGACACGCCAGCTTAGCGGCAGTCTGGATAAAGCTGGGCCGGAAGTGAAAGCGTTTTTTGATGCAATGACCAATTCGCAGCGTGGAAATCTGAGCGAAGCCCTGCAGCTAATGCTGTTGAAAGAGATTCGCGGCGAGGATACCGGCAGCGTGGCAGCGAAAAAGTTTGCTGAGGTCTGGCGTAAAAGTGCGGATCAGGCGAAACGCGAACTCAATGACAACGGCGCTGATATTGCCACTCGCGACGACTGGGGTCTGCCAAACTATGATTCACGCGAACTTATATCCCGCGCCGGCCGTAATGAGTGGCTTGCCACCTTGCCAGCTGGCGAACGCGCCACTGCAACGTTATTACGCCGTCAGGCGCCGATAGAATGGGCGAGGGATCGGTGGGTATCTGATACGATAAAATCCGTCGATCGCAACGCCTTCCTTGATGACCGTGGAATGCCGCTGGACGATGCTGCTCTGCGGGACGTGCTCAACGATGTGTTCACCACCAAATCTACCGATGGCGCAAATAAAATTGAGCCGGGAGCGCAAGGCGGTAGTGGTGGAATTAAAAACCGTGGCGCCAACTCCCACCGCGTCCTTGTATTCAAGGATGCCGAAAGCCAGTTCGCTTATATGCAGAAATATTCGGATAAGAGCATCGCTGAAGTGATGATGGATCACCTCCAGTATTCTGCTCGACAGCTGGGCATACTGAAAACGTTTGGCCCGAGTGCGGAAAATAACTTCCGCTATATTCTGGATAGCGTTTATAAGGGAGCAATGGAAAAAGGGCATAGCAAAGATGCGATGGATAAACAGAGGGAAACCGCCACCGCAATGTTTAACTATCAGGCCGGCTTGGGACAAAACAGCTCATCGTTCGTTCCGGTTATGCAGCGTATTCGTAACCTGATGACGTCAGCTATGCTGGGTTCTTCTGTAATCAATGCTGGCTTTACCGATCAGTTCATCATGCGGGCCATGTCCTCTGCGCTGAAACTGGATAACGCCGGCGCTGGGATTAATTCCCTTAAAAATCTCATAAGCAAGGATCGTAAGCAGGCTATCGAGCAGCTTGGGTTGATGTCGGACATTCACGTTTCCGTAACTTCCCGCCTTGGTGGTAACGATGTCGGCCGCGATGTGACCGGATGGTTTGCGGAAAAAACACTGAAGTGGTCAGGCCTTATCGCGCTGGATAAAGCAAACAAGGCGTCGTTCGGCATGAATATGCTGTACACCATCGGCAACCTTACACGGAAATTTGATTCACTCCAGGCGTTGAAGGCATCCGATTATGACCTGCTTTCGGCCAAGGGCTGGACTGAACGAGACTGGCAAATAATGCGTGCCGCTGACCTTGGCAACATTACCGAGAAGCACCTGGGTATGACGCCGGATAGCATCTATGCTGTGCCGGATGCGAAAATCGCTGAGATACTCAAACCGGAAATTGAAGCACTTCAGAAGAGCTCTGATGATGCCGTTGCCGCGATGGGGAAACTGACGCCAGAACGTGAAAAGAAAATCCGTCAGGCCTACGCCGAAGAAGTCGGCGCCAATACCGCAAGGATGATCCGCAATGCGCGCGCTGAGTCGGTGTATAAGTTGCTCGGTATCACTCATTCAGAGATGATGCAGGCTATCACCTCTGCTACCAATATCAACCGGTTTAAGGCGGCAACGGAAGGTGAGTTTTATCGTAGTGCGATGCTCTTCAAAACCACGCCATTCGCTGGCGTGGCAAACATGGTTCGTCGAGTGCAAGACCTCAACGGGATGAACAAGGCTACATTCCTGGCCAGGTATATCGCAGGGACATGGATCGGTGGTGCCATGGCTATTCAGGTTAACCACCTTATTTCAGGTGAGGATCCTGATGACATGACTAAGGGGAGTTTTTGGTTACGTGCTCTGGTGAAAGGAGGCTCTTTCGGCATATATGGTGATTTCATGCTGGCCGACCAGACAAAGTATGGTTCTTCCATTGCTGCCACGCTTGGGGGGCCAGCACTCGGGCTTGGTGAGGGGCTATTCAAATTAGCAGTGCAAAACACTCAGAAGCTAGCGAAAGGTGAGGACACAACCTATGCGGCTGATGCCATTCGAGTGGGCAAAATGGTTACGCCATTCGCCAACTTATGGTATACAAAAGCTGTGTTCAACCATCTGATTCTCCAGCAGGCGCAGGAGATGGCGAGCCCGGGCTATAACGCTAAACTTCGCCAGAACATGGAGCGCAACTACGACACCAAATACTGGTGGAAGCCTGGCGCAACAGATCCTCGCAGAGGGCCGGATTTTGTAAGGGCGGTAGGAAAATGAGTGAAGATAAAAAAAAGAATAATATCAATAAAGTAACCTTTTTTATGATGTTAATAAACACCTTTGCATTGTGCTATGCATTCGTACTGTGTCTTGATTATGAGGCTTTTAACCGCCTATTCAACGGGCGGTATTTAACTGACAGAACCGTAATGGCGTTATTATTTTTGGGTTTGTCATTTTTAAATCTCGTATTTAGCATCTTTTCAAGGAAATTTGAAGACGAAGATATTATTTCACTTATTGTTAAGCGAAAACGTCTTGAAGAGCAGCAGCGGATCCGCGATTTAGAGAGCAAAAACTAGCCCACTCAGGCAGGTCAGTACCAAAGCGAAGGATTCCAGATGGCTTAAAAACAATACGGCATCATGCCCCCGTTTCCGCACTTGGTAGCCATGTTGCGAGGTTCCCAGTACCGTCACTTTGTTTTTGGGATCGACTGGTGGCACAGACACATCATAGTTTTGCTCGATGGGAAGTCGGAGCTGGTGCCGATTGAGGACGTAAAGTTTGTCGAGCCAACGGAAGAGGAAATCAAGATGTTGAGTAAAATGTAAGGAAAGCCCACCATATGGTGGGCTGTTGCATTCCAGCAATCTGTTTAGGAATTCTTATTTGAAGAGAAACTAGCATTAGCTGTAAGGTTTTGAGGAGCAGAATCTTTCCTCTCGAATCGCTTTTGATTTGCCAGAACTCTCAATTTTTTCATATGGTTAGCTAAAGACATAATGACACCTTTCATAATTTATTGGTTAATTATTATTAAGATTTTTATCAAAGTAAAGCTTTCTTTTTATCCATACAAAACCGTCGGTTTTTGAAATTATTGCAACATCAATTGGGCCTCCGACGGTCTCGTAAGAATCTGAAATCTTTAACTTAAATGCGCTGAGGTTTACGAGTGACTCAGCCATGTAAGAAAGATCTTTTTTTGATAAAGAAGTTAGCATGTTTGTTACTTTTTGCGTGAAATTCTCATCACAATATCTTTGTACCCTGTCTATGATATCATCTTTTAATGATGCTAATTTTTGCTCTGATATTTCATCGCTTACACCTCTTTCCCTCAAATTTTCAAGTATTACATTCGATAATTGAGATACTGTGTTACCCATGAAATTAATAATTGAATTGTTAAAACCTCTAACGAAGGTGAACACTTCATCTTCTGAGGCGAATGGTATTATTACAGAGTTATCAGGGTCTGATTTTGAGCATTTACCATTAATTATTTTATACATTACTTTATTGTTAAAGCTTCCATAAATTTGTATTGTAATGATAGAAGCATAGTATTCATCAGAACCGAAACCAGCAAAAACAAGACCGCTATATAATGATGTGACATTCTCTTTGCATATTATGAAGGTGAAAAAGTTTATTAGCTGTGTTTTTAGATGTTCTGGCAAGTCCCCATTGTTGGGGAAGATATCCAACGCTATTTGTAGATAGTTATTAATGACGAATTCTCTGGCATCAATAATGTCTGATTCGTCAAACCCTTCAAAAAAAGGATTTCTTTCTAAAAACTCATTTTCAGAAGCATAAAAATTAGTTAATCTTTGATGAATAATGTTTAGTGCTTCGTCATCTGATTCAGGCAAAGAAACATGAAGTGTTTTTTGGCTTAGATCATCATAATTTAATCTTAGGTATCTCCTGAACATTTCCCTCAGCTTAGATTCTCTTTTAGCTATGGAAGTAATATCATAAGTGGAGTTCAAGAAATTCAGGAAAGAAGTTAAATAATCTCTTATGGTGCTATGCTCTTCATGTCCATGTAATTTCCTAAAGCTTCTAATCGAAAGTTCCCAAGGGGTTCCGCAGAAGTCTGCATTATTATAAACCATTAAACCAACTGGGTAGCGCTTTGATAACTGATATATTTTTTCTGCGTTATTAAATATTTTTACTGTACCGCTATTCCCCCCAGTCATTGTCATTGCTGAATCTGCAGCTAACGCACAAGCCACTGGATTTTTTACAATTATTTCTGCAGTCATTTTTACACTCCCACCATTCACAAAAAATGTGAAAACCTGATTAAATCAGAAAGCACTAAGTCCACATGCTTAGTCCAGAACTGACTATAGCAGAGTGTTCTGAGGTAAACCCTGACAGATATTAAACTTTTGCCCAGTTCTATCACCCTAATCACAATCGAACCTACCTGTTTTAACTCTGCCATCCCGGCCGGGAGGTAAGGAACGATGAAAATGACACACAGAGTTTCCGAGGTCATCACCTACGGGACGTCAACAGTTAGCGCTACGTATTGGTTTTCGCAGCTGCTTGATTCATACACCCCCGGCCAGTGGGCAGCTATTGGCGTCATTGGCAGCTTGGTGTTCACCGCTTTGACCTTTCTCGTAAATATCTACTTCAAATGGCTCGCGTATCGCCGCGGCAAGTTCTCGGAAGAATAATATGGCTTCGACCAAAGCAAAGCTCAGTGCAGCCATGCTAGCGCTAATTGCCGCCGGTGCATCAGCGCCAACGCTCATGGATCAGTTCCTGAACGAGAAAGAGGGCAACAGTCTAACTGCATACCTTGACGGGTCTGGTGTCTGGACGATTTGTCGGGGGGCAACCCGCATTGACGGCAAGCCAGTAACGAAGGGTATGAAGTTGACGCAGGCCAAATGCGATCAGGTAAACGCTATTGAGCGTAACAAGGCGCTGGCGTGGGTTGACCAGAACATCAGGGTCCCGCTGACGGCACCACAGAAAGTTGGTATCGCCAGCTTCTGCCCGTACAACATCGGGCCGGGGAAATGTTTCCCCAGCACGTTCTACCGCAAGCTGAATGCGGGCGACCGTAAAGGGGCGTGCTCTGAAATTCGTCGTTGGATCTTTGATGGTGGCCGTGACTGCCGCCTCACCAAAGGCCAGAAGAAAGGTTGCTACGGTCAGGTTGAGCGACGTGACCAGGAAAGCGCCTTGACGTGTTGGGGGATCGATAAGTGAAACCAGAATCCATCGCCGCGGCAGTTATTATGCTTCTTCTTATCATCGGGCTCACAATCGCCGCAGGGCTGGGCTATCGATATAGCTCGGTATCCAGCAGAGCTGAAACGGCTGAAAGTCAGGTGACGCTGCAGGCAAGGGTTATCCAAATACAGGCGGACAATATCGCTGCTTTTCAAACTATAAGCGGCGATGTCCAGGAAAAAAACAGGGCGGTAGATGCCGGTACAGAGGAAAAAACCATTGAATATCGAACGATTCTCAAGCGCGAAAAAACGTGTGATATGCCTGTTCCTGCTGACGTTTCTGGTGGGCTGCTCGAATACACGAACAGTTTACGTTCCAGCGCAGTGCACACCAATACCGACGGATCTGACAAGCCCAGTACTGGCACCATTACCGCCGGCGAACTGACATATTGCCAGGCTGTTTTATGGATAACCCCATTACTTGCTGCCATTGAAAAAGCAAATAACCAGCTGGCTGGTATTCGCCAGATTGAACAGAAAAGACAGGAGACAAAATGACGAACGTGCAAACGGGCTTACTTTACTTCAGCGTAGTTGTATCGGCTCTATATCTGGTAGCGGGCGGTTACAAGTCAATCCGGGCCTACTTCCAGAAAAAATTTGATGATGCTGTCGCAGCCAAAGCATCGGAAACCACCGAGAAATAACCCCTCAGGGCCGCATATTGCGGCCTTACTTTTGCCCAGCTTCAAAACGATTCTGACAATGCCACCATGTCGAACTGTTTTGGAGTAGATGATGGTCGAGAACGACACTTCATCGGTTGAGTATCAGCTATCAACCAGCACTGGCCCTTTTAGCATCCCTTTCTACTTCATTGAAAACGGGCATATTGTCGCGGAACTGTATACACAGAACGGTGACGACTTTAACAAAACTACGCTGACAATTGACGTTGATTATTATCTGAACGGCGCCGGCGATAAGAATGGCGGTCAGCTGACTTTGCTCTCCGCACACAGTGGCGCTACGCTACTGATTTATCGTGATCCCGATGCGACCCAGTTAACCAGTTATCTGGCGACCGGTAAGTTTCCTGCGACAAGCCATGAACGCGCGCTTGATAAGCTGACTATGCTTATCCAAAAATTCGGTTGGTGGTGGGACTCTTTGGCTCTGAAAAAGCCAAATATCTTCGCTAACTATTATGACGCGCTCAATAACCGTATTCGTAACCTGCGTGATCCTTCACTGGCGCAGGATGCCGCAACAAAAAGCTACGTCGATAGTAGTGATATCGATCTGCAGCAGCAGATAACCAGCAACTTTAATCGTTCGCTGCGTGTCCCTGACTCCTATATAAGCCAGCTACCATCGGCCCAAGACCGCGCCTGGAAGGGGTTGGGTTTTGACGGTGCTGGTCAGCCTAAATTGCAGGACCCTGCAGGAACGGGGCTATGGGGATACGTTCCGGCCATAGGTTCGTTTGAGCAGGGATCGCTACTCACTCAACGTTTTGAGGTTCTTCTGTGGGAATCCACGGACGAATACTGGCGCTGGGATGGCGTAATGCCTAAGGTCGTTTTACCTGGTAGCACGCCGGCGACGGCTGGCGGTACAGGAAAGGGTAAGTGGATCGACGTTACCGATGCGACTCTTCGCTCAAACCTGGGTTCAGACGAAGCGGGTTTAGGCGTGAACCTGGTCTACGGGGCGCTAAAGCAAGTATCCATCACAAATTTTATGTCAAGTGACGAAATTCAGCTGCTGGAAAACCGGGTGCATGCTGTCAACATAGATAATGCGATAACGGCAGCCAAAGCAGCAGGTCATGAGCATGTTAATTTGCCCTATGGTCACTTTGAGCTACATGACACCGATGATTTGTCTAATTTCTTGGTATACGGCTCTAACAAAACCCATTTACCAGATATTAAGCTGAAAACCAGAGACGGGTCTTCTGGAGCATTGTCACTTGAGACGGAAGGTACTGTCCTCCATCTCACAGGGGCTGCGGCGGCAAACGGGATTACCTTGTCAAACTCTGGCTCCGGTTACGCCAGTAGCCTATGCGGGATTGTCGGATGCTCTATCTACTACCCAGAACAGGACTGGAAGGACTGGGAGCTGGGTACCACAGCTGATATCGATGGTGATATCTACTACCAACCGACGGTGTTTCCTCCGGCGTTTATTGCCGACAAGGCCATGCGTGTTGTTTTCGATAATGTATTCTTCATTAATGCATATCACTGGATAGATATCAAAGATGCACAGTTAGTGCATTTTGGGGGAATGGCTGGTTCTCTATTGAATCGTGGATATACCGTAACACGCATGGGTGCCGGAGGTGTAACAGAAAACTTCGACAGTTACCCATACTGGACGTGGGCTTGTGATTTCGCAGGGATCTCACAACGAGTGAACCACTACTGTGATGCGGTAGCCAAAGGTATTCAAGTTGGCCTCGACGACGGCGTAACGCGTACCGTAGAACAGATGCGGATCCTCCATGCGTCTATCATTGGCGCAGCTGACGGGATTATCTGCGGTGGTAAAGGCGTATCCATTGTTGATGCCAAAATTGATAACGTTATGCGCGGTATCACAATCAGCGACGATGATAACTCGGCATACCATCAGATTGGCAAGGCCTGGGTCTCATCTTACTATCGCAACAACTACACTCCTAAGCAGCGAAAAGACGGCAACGTTTACGGGTTTAAATCCAATACGGCGACACCGATTGATTTGTCGGGACTTCAGGTGGTGCGTGCTGATGGTCGTGGCGTGTGGATGCCTTACTCATCTGGAAGCCAGGTTAAGGGGGCTATTGTGCAGCAGTGCATGTACAAGGCTTTCGAGTTTGGTTCCCGTGGTCGTACTACTGACGTTATATCTGTCAACGGTTGCTACGCAGGTATGTACGTCGATACTTCGCTGACTGATCAGGTGGCATACACATTTGGGGACTTCATGCGCTGCGATATTAATGGCCTCCAGTGGAAAGGTGCCAGTAACGTCACGCCGTATGTACTTAATAATGACCTGAACTACTATGAGGAAGGGAAGGAACTCGATTTAACAACTCTGGCTGGCCGGTTCTACAAAGGGTATAGCAATACCCTATTCACCCAAGAGCGAGGACTTCGCGGGTTTATTAATAGTCTGGGAGCTTCATCAACAGCCGCACTAGAGACGTTACGTCTCTCGGGCACTAACACTGGCTCCAAGATACTTAACGCAGGACTAGGTATCAGGAACACAGTTTCTGATGGAACGGGCTATGGCGCTCTGGTTCTGTATGCGTCCCTTGCTGGCACAGACACTGCTATTGTGGAAGTATTCGGCGATGGTGTTAATACCGGCTTCAGGCCGCTGACAGACGCATCACGTGACCTCGGTGATACTACACATCGTTTCCGTAGAGGTTATTTCTCTGAATCACTGGCCGTTGGTGGCAACCCGGTCGGTGTAAAAGTCGCAGTTCCATCAAGTGCCACTGCCTCCGGTTCGGTGGGACAATGGGCTGCCGATTCCACGTATCTTTACGTGTGTATCGCGGCAAATACTTGGGTTCGTTCTGCATTGACAACATGGTGATATAATGGAAATAATCGTAAATACGCAAAAATTATTCGTGGAGGAGGTGGCCCCCCTTCGCTTAGATTCTTACATTACCGAACTCAAAGAGCGACTGCTGCTCTTCTATCCCTCAGCGGAAATAACTGTGACAGCAGAAGAAAGGCGTAACTATATCAAGGTTAACGACCCGGTAAAAATTACCGATGAGCAGACAGTTAGCACCATCACGGATGAGATTTTTAATTCTGGGAAGTGGCGGTTGTAACCCCATATAATACCCGCCATTACTGGCGGGTCTGTTTCATATTAAAAACAAATCCAGTCTTCTTCGGATCTGTCATCATCGGTCGGTGAGTAGTCGTTCTCGACGCTATCAGTAAACAGCACCAGCGGAGCGTCAGACGGATCGTCAGCAGCAACTGCGGAGACATACATTGTATCAACCCAGCCAATGCGCAGGATGTTGGGTACGGCCGCTACCCGGCAGCAGGTAGCCGATGTGATAGGTGTAGACGTGAAAACAATCTACAAGTACCTCCCGGCGACTTGAAGGCAAAGATTTCACTACTTTTCCTGATATGTTACGTTTGGCTTAATCAATTCATTCAGCTTTGAAAACAGTTTGGTTTGTTCGTGAACGGTAAGAAAACAATAAGTTTTGAGCAATTTTTAACTATTAACAGCAATCTTGTTTCCATCTCAGATACATGGGCTGACTTGTGGGCGTTAATTTTTCACACGGGTTTAAGCGCTGGAAGGCTGCTGAGTATTCGATATGATGATATTGATGGTGACTTGATACTGATACGAAAACAGGGTCACCTGAAGGAGCTACGTGTTAAATCAACCCCTCCAGTGGAGGCGATGATTGCTCGTAGAAGAGAACGCTATCCAGAAGATGTTTTTTTATTTCAGAGCCATTCTAACCGTGTGAAGTACCAACGCCGGCCGGTCACTATAATTGCTTTCAACGCCGCTTTACGTCGCGCCGCTAGATCATTACCAGACGTTAACGTAAGCAGTAGTAGCGCGAGAAACATACCGGACTAACCGCCTGTCCAGTCGCGTGTGGCCGATGTGACAGGCGTGGGGGTGAAGACTATTTACAAATATTTGCCAGTACAATACGGCGATAAAAAATCCCCTTGAGCAGGCACACTCAAGGGGAAAATACTACATAACATCATTGCTGTGTGCGTCTTTGCGCTCATCTATCTTCCAAGAAGATGCCTAAAGCTTCCAGATATTTCTGGTCTGAGCAGTTAAAACATTGGGTCGGTAGCCGATGTAATAGGAGGGGGTGAAGACGATTTATAAATATTTCCCTGCTCAATGTAGCCAGTCGAATTGAGGCATCAATGCGTTACGTCTGTGCAGATCATTGATAGTCACTGCCAATATTGATCTGCTGCATACATGCATTTACTGTATTTATATACAGTACATTTGATAGGGGGAAGTATGCCGCGTTTATACGAAATCGAGACAGCTTGCCGGAACGCAATAGATATCCTGCCTAACGGAAAGCGCATCCTCACCACCAGACGATTTCTGCAGGAACTGGAGAGATATAACTGGCACTGGTCGCCACGGCAGGCTAATCAGTGGATAGAGGGCTACGTGACAACATTCCGCGACGTCTCAACGCAGGAAGGTGACGATCGCACGTTCCAGCTTTACAACCCGAATGGAGGGCTGTAATCGTGGGCTTTCCATCACCCGCGACGGACTACGTCGAGCAGCGACTGTCCGTTAACTCGATCTGCAATGTCGGGCCTAACACCCGCGTTTTCGAAAGGGATGGCGGTTATGTTGTGCTGGATATCTCCCTGAAGCCAAAGCAGGGTAGTCAGGTTCTGATCCAGCACGGCGGCGGGACGGAGCTTGCCACGCTGAGAGGAAAGTCACTGATTACCGAAGATGGAGAAGCGATCGAGGGTGAAGCCCTTGACGATGTTACTGTCATCGGCGTTGTGACGTTTACTATCTGCGATGTCCGCGGGGACAATACCGTTGTTTAGTTGCAGTAAATTGGTGGAAGATTTCGCGTGGCAGGGGTCTTGGGGCATGGGTGGGGCATGATAAATCGATAAAATTCGCCAAATATTGCAAACAACAAATGTTGGATGCTATCTCCAGCCATTAAAAATGGCGCTCCTGGACGATATTTGTCGATTTTTAAATTTACCGCGTCACGCAGTTAAAGTGGCGGGCATACTTTTCAAGGCTGGTGATGCCAAGGCGCACCCATTTTGGGTGCGACCACTGGGGAAGCCCAATATAAATCATAACGCCGTGAGGATCTCCTCGGTGCTGCGCACCCGGCCGATGCGCGGGAAAATATGCGTCATGCTGCCCTGATGCTGTTCGGCGGAGACGGCGCTGCAGGCATCTTCGGCGATGATCAGGTTAAAACCCAGTTCCCAGGCGTTGCGGGCGGTGGATTCGACGCCGATATTGGTAGAGATACCGCAGAGAATATGCGAAGGAGCGCCTAATCATATTAAGAAATATTTTCCAGTTGTCGCAGGTGGCATAGCAACAACTAAGCATGTAATGTTGCATATTAAATATGCTACCATAATTTCTTGGTAGCATATTTATAAGGAACAACATTTATTTTAAGCGCGTAATATTACTGTGTGTTCAATGTGAAATTTATTTATTGTAGAGTTTTGGAATTCAATATTTAAGAATTTTTTTTGATGGCATTGATATTAAGTCTCTCAAGGATTGCTCTATTATATTTGTACCTGATGGTGCGCAATCTGAATCATCAAAAGAAGAAATTCCGATGTCTGAAATTACTTTTGAAATTTCATTTTTTATTTCCTTTCTATTAAGGGAGTTATAGTTGTCAAAAACTATAATTAATTTAAATATTCCACCCTGCTTCCACCAGTGTAAAAATTTAATGTTGTATTTTAAATCCAGTTTTTCTATCAGTTTTTTAGCGTCATCGCATTCAATTTCACTTATGTTTTTTTTCATATTTTTTCATCAGTTATTTTGGCATTCGTTTTCACATAAAGTTACATTAAGTAACAAATATTATGTAGACCATTATTTTTGTTTTCGCAAAGTTATTGCAAAAAAATTAGCAATTATAGACATTACGTACCCGAGCCAGTTTAGCCGCTGCAAGGGAGCAGGGGGAGAGTCGGCGGCCGCCGCCGGATTATGACCACTGAGGTAGTGGAACGCTGCCGCCAGATGCTGGTGAACGGAGCCAGCCGGCAGCAGGTTTCCGCGGTGATTGGTGTCGATGTGAAAACCACCTATCGCTATTGCCCCGCATCAGAGGTCATCGTCGATAAGAAATAGCGAGGGCGAATCCATCCCGGCATCCAGATAATCGATCGCTCTCTGGAGTTGATGGAGCAAGGCTTCCGCTCTATCCCTGGAGATACAACAAAACAGGTCAGGAAACTCTTTCAGTGGCCAGTGAGGTACTGACGCCATATTGTCAGTAAAAGTAGCATTGAGGAACACCTGACGGGTTAAAGCCGAATGGCTGACATTAAAGCCAGTCAGTTCTGGAATGCTCGATGCGTTGGATTCTCTGTTGATCATTTTTAGTTACCAGTACTGTTTTTATGTACAGTATTTTTACTCCTGCAACTGTGAGGGAGTCAAGGGAGATCCCTTAAAAGATGAAAGAATAAAGCTAATGCATTAACTGTAACTGATTGATTTATAGCTGTGTTAAAAAACGACTTTATTCTATGAATGCTCCATAACATACTGATTATAAAGCCATTTTATTTGGTCTTGAAAACCGGCGACCCGAAAGGGTTCCAGAGTTCGAATCTCTGCGCTTCCGCCATATAAAAGAAGGGGTTACCGAAAGGTAACCCCTTCTTGCTTTGTCCGGTCGGTCGTGCATGACCCGGACAGCGACCGACGACGTTTTCATTCCCACAGCGCTGACGGATACATAGCCCGTCGCATGGCAGGAATTTTCACAACGCCCGCTTATTCTTCGACAATCCGCGCCTTCGGTTTGCTCAGCAGGAGCATCACCAGCGCGACGTAGGGCATCGGCTTCCAGAAATAATAGCCCTGCAGCAGATGAATATTCTGGCGATTAAGATATTCCAGTTGGGCCTGGGTTTCGACGCCCTCGGCAATAATGCGCAGTGACAACGTCCGGGCCATCTCTATCACGCAGTCCAGCAGTTTGCTTGACGGCGCCTCACCGGTCACGCGGGCGACAAAGCTCTGATCGATTTTGATATAGTCGAAAACCAGCTCGTGGAGACAGGAAAGCCCGGAATAGCCGGTGCCAAAGTCGTCCAGCGCGACGGAAAACCCGCGGGAGTGTAACGTATTGAGCTTGTCCACAACCGCCCCGTTGAGCAACAGCGGCTCCTGCTCCGTGATCTCCAGCATCAGCTTCACCGCTTTACCCTCAAAGCCGCGCTGATAGTGCAGGCAGTCATCGATAAACGTCGGCGCGTTAATATGTGACACGCTGATATTCAGGCCAATATGAAACCCATCCGGCAGTTTACTAAAGAGTGGTCTCATCTGCGCGTTGACCTGCGCCATCAGGCTGCGGGTTAGGGGAATAATTAAGCCGGTACGTTCGGCCAA